CTCCTCGTGGGATATAGGATGGTCTGACTAATATAGGTTCCCCTATAACATCTTTTAGTGTGTCTATCTCGTATGAGCTACATGAGCTACCGATTAACGTAACGTCTCGGGCTTCATCAAGTTTAAAGTTCAGAGTTCCTGGAACTCGTAGGATTCGTACCGAGTCTGCTGTAACTACGGGGTCAGCAAACAGGTCATTATCGTCACACATCTTCTTTAGCTTCTCAGCCAAAGGCAACCACTCTGCCCGTGATACGGGTTCGGCTAAAGGCCAATAGGCATGCACACCCCCACCAGAGTTAACTAGTGCTGGTCTTGGCATCTTGGTCTCTTTACAGAACGCTTTTAACCCAGCAATAGCTTCTACTTGTGTTGGGTATGGCTTACCTGGGCCACAATCAAGATCGACGAACAACGACCTAAGTTGTTTAACGTTTGCAGTTTTACGTGACTTTCCATCCTCGAACGTAGCCAATGCGTAATACGCATCATAGCCCTCGTTCTTCAGGTTCTCAGCAACTTTGACCGCATCTTCGAGCCGCTGGAAAAACTTTTGGACAGGCTTGTCCGAGTCTTTCTTTAACCCAACTATGCAGTAGTATCCATCGTCTCCGAGGACTTGCTGTAAAAATTCTAAATTGTTCATAGCCACCTTTGAAGGTGGGGGTACAAGCTGACTGCCTTTGCATTTCAGCTAACTGGTCAATCACGGCATTGCTATCAGGACCTAGCCGCTTGCTTTCCCCCCAAAACCGTTTATTTAAGCATCATCCCATTCGCCAACTAGGTCTTCTAGTTTAGGCTCTGCCGCAACTGCGGCTTTCTTAGGAGGGGCTTTCTTCGGTTCTTCAATGGCTTCTACTTCTTCAGCTACAACTTTTTCAGCTTTCGGTGCGGCTAATGCGTTCTTAACGGCTGGCTTATCCTTCACACCATCCGTCTGTGCAACAGTCATTGTGATCGCATTGATCGCTTCTTGTGAATCCTTGAGGTTCTGAATCTCGTTGAATTCTTCTTCCGTCACAGGGCGCACAGGTTTAAAGATCAACTTAGGTGTTGGGCTTGCTGTGTCAAAACGCATCTCAGTAACTACACCAGTAATCGGTGTGCCGTGATTCTTGAGGTGACGAGCATAGGCTTGCAGAGGTAACTTACCCTTCTCACCATCACCGAATACAGATGTTGGTGGCAATACTAGCTGATACACTTCGCCTTTATCAATCTCACCGTCAATTACAACTGCCAAACGCTGTTGGTAGCGGCATGCACGGCTATCGCCTTGACCTGAACCCTTGATGTTCTGTGGGCAAGTTAAGCAAGTAGCTGACTGCTTTTCCTTAGACTTATCGTCAGGGCGTTGGCTGTCAGATGACCAGCACACAGGTGATACGGTCTCGCCTTCAACGTAAGAACCCGAATAGAACACACGGGAAACTTTTGGTGCGGCTTTGATAATCACCACGTTCATTGAACGTTCTTCTGATACACGGTACTCTTTGCCACCGATAAACTCACGGAACACACTACCTTTAATGCTAAGGCGACGTGAGCCTAGGCTTTCACCACCAGCTAACGCATTGGTTGCGTCATCGGTTGAGGTTTGTAAATATGATGGTAAACCACCTTTAAATAGAGTCATTTCACTCATGCTAATTCTCCTTTGAAATTATTAACTTAACAACTGATAGGCTTAAATGGGCCTTGTGTCTGCACATCCCAACAGCACATACCACCCCTGCCGTCAGGTTGACACTTAACTTGCGCCATAACTCCTGTTGTTAATAAAGTAACGCAAATTGCTACGATTGCTTTTTTCATAACACTCTCCTTAAATATCTTCGTCAGGGTTAAAGTTAAGAGCCATTTGGGTTGATCCTGCTGGTGCTTGCACCGTTAGGCTACCGTCAGCTTCTTCTCGTACTAATTGTCCACCATTGAGTTTGCGCAAGGCTTGCTCCACTTCGTTAATCTTGAAACGATATACACCGCCCAGTTTTAACGCAGGGATTAAGTCTTGACGAATCCAAGAACGGACTGTCGATACAGACACGGCAAAATGCTTAGCCACATCTTCTATCGGGACAAACGCTTCATCCACCATTTTTGCTCCTTTTTATTGTTACTGAATACTCCATATTTGAGTTAAGCCCAGGTGGCAGTAGGTCTGGATTCTCCTCTAAAAATACCCTCATATTGGTCTGCTGAATCCGCTTCTCCAATAATTCAGGTACACCATGTTCAAGAATGAACTTGCCCATAGATTCCCAATCCGATGTGCTGTACTTAGTCCTTACGGTGCGGTACACGGTTCCTGCATCGGTTCTCAAACTCTCGACACCCAACGACTTCATGTGATTGAGGATGGCTGTTTTCACAGTCCCCATATCGGTTTCTAGCTTACCTACTTGGTTTTCGAGTTCTGCTTCTAGTTCTGCCTTCTTATCACGCATCTTGATGTAGACACGGGTAAGTTTTTCTAAAGGCACTGCGGCCTGTGATTCTACTTCGTCACTCATGACACTCTCCTGTTAAAGACGATAACGGCTTGGTTTTATTCTCGCTATCGGTGTTACTACTGTACTATCAAACGTTAACTTAATCAAGTAAATTCTTGTAAAGTTCAACTAACTTTACGTGATCTTCAATACGGTTGTCAAGCATTTTATATAGGTGTTTCTCCGCATTTGAACCCTGTAATCGCACTACCGTAACGGGATGCCTCTGCCCCGCCCTATGCGCCCTTGCATTGGCTTGAGCGTATGTTTCTAGGCTTGGGGTCGGACCCCACCAAATAACCGTGTCAGCCGCCGTTAAAGTGACTCCATGTGCCGCCGCTTGCGGTTGGATAATCAGAATACGGGGGTTAGGTGTTTCTTGGAAGTTCTTAAATATCTCGGCTCGTTTGTGTGCTGGCACGTCGCCGTTGATGATCTCGGTTGTAAACCCGTCGTCTTGTAGCTTCTTGGACAGGATCTCGATGGTGTTCTTAAACGGTACAAATATCAGGGCTTTCTGCTTGGTTTCATCCAGCACTTCCCGCATCACCTTGTAGCGGTTCTTGATGTCAAACTCTAGGGTCTCGCCCGAATCTGAATACACTGCGCCACAAGATATTTGCAGGAGTTTACTCATCCCGACTGCAGCATTTACCGCCGTGATCTGCTCGCCTACTGCCGACACCACCAACTGCTTACGGAGTAACTCGTAATACTTCTTCTGTTGTGGGGTGAGTTCGACTTCACGGGTTACGTAAGTCAATTCGGGTAGGTCTAAACATTCTTCCTTGGTAAACCGTATGGCAGGTTGCAAGGCTTCGTGCACAATCTTCTCTGCGTTGGGTCTGTTTACCCACCTGAACTGGGATACCTTGTACATCACCATATCTTTAAACGCTGAGTAGAACTTAGGTACGTTCTTGGGGCTAACTAGTTTAGCCAAGCCATAGGCATCCACAGGGGACTGGGCGGCAGGTGTACCTGTCAGCATCCACAGCCATGTATCGGGCTTTAAGATTCGGTTTAACGTCTTCCAGCGGGTTGTCTGAGCGTTCTTGTATGCGTTCGCTTCGTCAATGACAATCAGGTCAAAGCCCCCGTTGGCTATGTCTTCCTGCACAATCTCCACACCGTCGTAGTTAATGATGACGAATTCGGCATCGGAGTTAATAATTCGTACCCGCTTCTCACGGCTACCGTAGGCTATGTCCACATGGCGGTGCATAGCGAACTTAAATAGGTCTGCTCTCCAAGCTGAATCCATAATGGATAAGGGGCAGATGACCAATACCCGCTTGATTCGCCCAATCTTCATTAGGTAGTCAGCCGCCCATATAACCGAACCTGTTTTGCCAGTACCCTGCTCGTTAAGGCAGAAGGCACGGGGGTTTAAGGTTAGGAAGGACGCAGTAGTTTTTTGGTGGTCAAATGGCTTATGTAATCCAGGCCAGTTGTAATGACCCATGATTGGTGATGGGATGTTTTTTATTTGCAGGTTGTTTAAAACCCGTGCTTCGTCTAGCCCCCAGTTCACGGCGACCTGATTCCCTTCAAGCTGTTTGCTCTTTGGGATTACAGTCGTAACTTTGTTAGGGTTACGTAGGTTTAACAACAGAATCTTATTATTTATTATCTGCAACTATCTCTCCAGTGATGCGGGAATAGAGCATAAGTGGTGTCCACTATGCTCTACTAAGGTTGTCGGTTCCCCACAGGAAATGGAATGGTGCCGACTGGTACGGTTTAAACAGATGTCACTCTGTGATGCTTGCCACTCATACCTTACGCTTGCATCTTATCAAACGAATAACTTTTATAGTACAACAATTTCAGAAAAGTTCAAGACTTTTTTCTTTCTTTTTTACTTACTTCTGAAACTAAATTACTTTTAGAATCTCGTTTGAACGAACGATTCTTTGATGGTGTTTCAATACGAACACCATGTTTATTACTACCACCTTTAGACAATGCTTTGACGTGCGCTACATCCTTACCTTCACGCTTATCTGCTACGCCGTTTTTGTTTGCATCT